CCTGCTGGATCGCGACGAGTCCGACATCAACATGCCCGAGACGGAGTTCGCCACGCGCATCACGATGCCGAGTATGGATTTCCAGAAGATCTGTCGTGACATGACGTTGCTCTCGGCCAAGACCGTGGACATCAAGAACGTGGGATCCACACTGACCTTCACCTGTAAAGGGCCGTTCGCGTCACAGACGGTGACTATGGGAGACAGCACCTCCGACATTGCCATCGACAAGCAGAAGCCCGACGAGATTGTGAGCGGGACCTTCTCGCTGCCTCACTTGGTCCTGTTTACCAAGTGCTCCAACCTGTCGAACAACCTGGAGGTCCACATGAAAAATGATTGGTTTCTGATGATCCGCTACGTCATTGCGAATCTCGGCGATATCAAGCTGTGCTTGATGCCGTGCTCTAGCTGAAAAGGAATTCAGCAGCCACATTCTCTGGCAAACCATCAAGGATGCTCGCACTCAGTCTCTTCTCGGGTGCTGGCGGTGACACGGTGGGCTTGGAGAATGCCGGTCTCACCGTGGTTGCCTTCTCAGAGAACAATGCAGCCTGCGTTCGCACCCACAAGGAAGCCTTTCCCGAGAGCAAGTGGTTGGGTGAGTCCGTCAAGGGCGACATCGCAAAGATCCCCGACGCAGAGTTCGCGCCTTATGCCGGAACAATCAAGGTGGTGTTTGCTGGGTTTCCCTGCCAGGGCTTCTCCAACGCGGGCAAGAAGGATGTCAACGATCCGAGGAATCGCATGTTCCAGCAGTTTCTCCGCGTGGTCCGGATCGTCAAGCCCGACTGGATCTTTGGGGAGAATGTGGCTGGCCTGCTGACCAAGAAGACGGACGACGGAGAGAACAGTGTCATTGACGCAATCAAGGAGTGCTTTGCGGAGATTGGCTACCCGATTCACTACAAGGTCTACGACATGACCACGGTTGGGGTTCCACAGGCCCGCAAACGTATCGCAATCATTGGCAACCGCCTGGGTCTTCCAGTGGAGATGCCAACGTTCAATGAGCCCAAGGTTGGACTTCAGCATATTGCTGAGCCCAGTATGGAGGGTGCGATGGAGACTGCGTTGGATGTGCCGACCGAGTGCTGTGTATCCGTGCCCGAGGATGCCGAGCCCACCGGAACGCCGCATCCGTTCATGGTGAAGAAGCATGGGGAGAACCTGATCTCTTTCCGCAAACGCGACTCACCCGTTCACAGTGAGGTGCTCGACCTTCGCAAACCATGTAAGACTCTGATTTGTGCGTACACGTTTCAGCCCCGGCTCTACGTGGGACTGGCCAAGCCCAGTGGAAAAAAGTATATTCGTTGCCTGACTGTGCGGGAAGCGGCGCAGATTCAGGGGTTTCCGGCCGATCATCCGTTCCAGGGATCTCACGATGCGCAAATCAAACAGGTGGGGAATGCGGTCCCTGCTCTGTGGGTGACGCGGATGGTCCAAGCCATGCTAGCGTCTTCGCCAGCCGGTCCGTGACGAACTCGGGTGTGAAGCGACGGCACTTGAACTGGTTGGCGTTGCGGATGTAGAGTACCAGGTCATCCGTATCATCTGCCTCGGCGTTCAGCTGCTTGAGGAGGTCAAAGCGGCGGTTGAGTTGCGACTTGTCCTTCTCGGTCATGATGTCCTGTCCGAGCGACACAACACATACATTTTCACGCGGGCACTTGCGCTGGCCCCTCACCTTGTCAAGGAGGCGCGTGAAGGAGATGATGTAGACAACATTGTCCAAGAACGTACCGTCATTGAGGAAGATGGAGGCACCCGCTCCCTCACCTCCGTGCTTGAGGTCGGTGTCGATCGAGTGCACAACGGCTCCTTCGTTCAGCTCCATGAGCCGGAAGTCGATGGACTGCTGGGTTCCGTTGGCCTGGTGCTGATAGACGAAGCCAGTCGTCTCACCCTTTGCGGGCTTCCAACCCTGCTCCTCGAGCACGACTGCGAAGGCTGCCTCATGTGGCGGAAGCTTGTTTCCGAGACCCTGTCCCGTTCCGCCAGCAGCCTGGGTAAGCTTGGTGATCATTGCGGGATGGGTCTCCTCAAGGCGAGCGGCGTTGCGGTTGATGAAGTTGAAGACGGTGGAGATGCGGGAGTAGAAGGAAGACATTTTGACGGCGCCCACTCGGAGGTTTCTGGAGTCCTAGAATCCGTTTTCGGAAGAAGCTCGTTCAAGACCTTTTGAATCAAGGGCACAATGCTAACACGGAGACCCGTCTTGGCATTGGCGTTCCACATGGCTGCTGCCAAACACTCGCGGAGGGCGACCTCCATTACGTGGTTTTGGGCTTGACGGGTAAACCGCACTTGCGGCACTTGCGATAGGTGCGACGACGACCTGCTTGCTTGGGCTCGGAGTCCGCATCCCATGCGACGTTGTTCTCGTCGATATCATCTCCACCACCGAACATCGCCGTTCTCGTAGACAGTAGCTTGAATAGAGCATCCACATCGGAGTCCTCCATGGCTCCGAACTTGACCGCGCCGCTGAACGACGCCTTGTCATCTGCCTTCACGAATCCACGCGCCTTCGTGCCCGACATGAGGGATGGATCTTGCGAGCTCGTCTTGTCGCCCTCTTGGCGCTTGATACCCTCGAATTTAGGTGCTGGTACTGGTATTTCCTTTGAGATACCTGCTTTCCACATTCCCGCATTGGGTCCGAAGCTTGATTCGCGATCGGACCCAGCAACAAGCACGAATTCAGCATCGGGATACTTCTTTCGAAGCCATGCGTATGCGGCAGGAGGACCACCGCAGGGTGGCTCCTGTTCACAATCCTCGGTGTTGACAAAGTGCAGCTTTCCAGACGCAACCGATGGTTGGAACATTTTCATCAGAAACGGTATCTTCTCTGCTGCAGACAGCGGATTTGTCTTTCCCTTTGCGTTCGACACGAACACGTATGCCTTGTCGCCCGGTCCACCCGCCTCGGATACGATTCGGTCAATCAGAACCTTGTGTCCTGTCGTGGGGGGTTGAAACCGTCCGACTGTAAAGGCCACCTTCATTGTTATTCCCATTGAAAAAGCAATGGACGAGGAGACGGGTACCACCATCCTCGTCGTGAGCACCACGATTCTCCATGCGTGGCTTATCTATGTGTCGTTCTACTGGATCTCAAACAACTGTGAGTGTATTTGACGCCTCTCCAGACCCTGCGTAGGAGCCACACCCTCCGGGCATGCCTCCGCTTCACTTCGGCCTCTGATTGTGGGCCTTGTAGGCAATGTCGTCGCCCAATTTCATCTTCAGAGTCGGGCTGAACAACTTGCGGTCCGACACCTTGGTTGTTGAATTCCATACCTTCACGATATGAAACTGTCCCTTCGGACTGACCGTGACGCCAGAGATGGTCTCGTTCTGTCCCTTCAGGAAGGATTCGGCGATACAGTGAACCATGCAGTCCACAAAGACGGCGTGTGTGTCGGATGCGTCCACCTTCTTGGACCATGCGCCGCCCTTGTCATTCTCGGGCGCGTCCCACAGCGGGGGAATGTCACCCCGCATGAAGAAGAACATGCCCGACTCCCACATTTCCTTGGGTATACCGTCGACGATGGTCCAGAAGTCAGAGACATCCTTGACCTCAAAGACGCGGATGTAGCTTTGCAGAGAGTAGTCGTTGTTCGCAGGATCGTGATACCAAAGAGTCCACGACATTCTGGCACGACTCCCTTACCTTTCAGTGGCTGTATCCGTTTTTGATGTCGTTGCGCATTCGCCTCACTCACTAAAAACGAATCTATGAGAGAACAAGGGAACTTGAGGGTGGGATGGATTCTGTACTCAACATCTACAGCAACCGTGCTGCCCTCACTCGCCCCCTTCCAGCCGATACTGCGGCTCTTCTGCAGAAACTTGCCACCACCTTCCGCCCCGCGTTTCGTCGTCCGATTCGTCGCGAGGCACCTCCTGTCCGCGACGACAACTGGCGCTCCAACGTCCTTGTAGAGGTCGCACGGAAGGTACGAGACAAGGAGGACCCCGACTACGATGAAATCAACGCGTTCCTCAACAAGTTATCCAAGCAGACCTACGACAAGCTCGTCACGGCCATCAAGACCAAGTTGGCAGCCCGCGATGCCATGTTCCGCCTGCGAATCACCACGCTGCTGTTTGACCGCGGAATCAAGCAGAACTTCTACGCATCCATGCTAGCGGATGCCTACAATGACATTATCAAGTCCCACGAGGATGCCCGCCAAGACCTGGCGGTTCAGATCGGGATGTTCGATACCCTCTACGACACGAGCGCCGTGATTCTCGTGCCGCCCTCCACGGATCCAACGTTCAATGACATGATCATTGCGTGGACCAAACAGAAGGAGACGAAGCGCGGCTTTGCGGTGTATACCGCGGAGCTGTTCACGCGCGGCCTCCTGCCTCCTGGCGTCATGGAGACCATGGTGCGCCAAGTGGTGGACGATGCCAAGGAGAGCATGCGCCTGCCCAAGACGCCGCAGGGCGAGGAGCACGTGGACCATCTGGTCCGCTTCTTGGCTGCCATCTCTCCCAAGGTGAAGTTGGTGAAGGAGTTGGCGATTGGACTGTTGGCAGTTCCGCGCACGGATACGCCGTGCCTGTGTATGAAGTCAAGGTTCAAGCTGGAGGATTGCACACGCTAGCGTTCAAATACGACACTTCCAAGCCTGGGGGTGGTATAAATGAGCGCACCCGCCGTTCCGACTGCCACCGTCATGGCTGCCGCGGCCAAGATTGCGATCGAGCAGGATCGCCCTATCTATCTGGACTACTACGGCGATAGCATCACCAAGGCGTGCTGCATTGGCGTCCGTGGAGAGGAGAAGTGTCTGGTCAAGTCCGACACGGAGTACACGTCCCCTATCGCCTCCATCATGCGCCTGAAGGAGGAGAAGGTCTTTTTGATTCTCACGGAGAACAGTCTCTATGTCGTGTCTGCCGATATCCCTGTTAAACGCATCGTGGCGTCAACTACGGAAGGGACTGCGTAATGGACTTCCCACCACCCCATCGCATCCTGTATGAGTGCATGAACGACCGCCTCACCGCGGATCACTGGGCTGCCTACAAGGCGGCTCATTCCCACCACGCTGAATTTGAAGAAGTGGACGCAGCCGTCATGAACTCCATTGACGACTTTGCCCCCTGGTTATCCCAATGGATGTCCTTTGTTCCTTCCAAAACCCACATTCGTCTGCGCGTGTTGCTGGTGTGGCACGCCCACTTCTTGAGCGCGGCCTGTCAGCAAACGTTGCGCCGATCGTTAGAGCAGAGATCCTTCCGCTGCCGAATCTGGTTTCATGCCGAAGAGCCCCTGCTCCAACCTGCGATTGTGAGCCGCTGTAGTGTCACGTCCTTTCCCCGCTACCTTCATGTACCCGTGGTCCACGGCACATTGGACACATCGTATTGGGATGACCCCGCGGCGGCCGAAACGGAATTACAACGGGCGAAGACATAAGGAGTATGCGCGTATTCACAGATGGATCCTGCCCAAATAACGGACGCGCCGGCGCACGCGCCGGATTCGCTGCATGGTTCCCCGAACATCCCGAGTGGTCAGAGGGACAGAGAGTCCCTGATACCGAAGACCAGACCAACAACCGAGCCGAACTCTCTGCTATCCGCCTCGCCGTCCAGATTCTGGAGACACGTGGCTGTCTTGACGAAGATGTGGTCGTCTACTCCGACTCGGATTACTCCATCAAGTGTGTGAGTGTCTGGGTCACGGGCTGGATCAGTCGTGGCTGGAAGACGTCGGAAGGCAAGCCTGTTCTACACCGTGATCTCATCGAGGATATCGTGAAGCGCATCTCCAAGTTCAAGTCCCACCGCTTCGTTCACGTCAAGGCCCACACAGGTGGGTCGGATGATCTCTCCATTCAGAACGACAAGGTGGACAAGCTGGCGCGCGAGGCCGTGGACGGCAAAAAGGAGATTGTGGTTCCGCCACCCACAGCAGAGATTGTTGTGGGATGCCCTCTTGCGGTGCTCGGACCCCCTGTGGCCCAGGGGACTCTGCTTCACTGGATTCGCGGAAACATTGACGCATTCGACAGGGACTTGATGGACAAGCACCTGTACAAGGCGTTTCAGGAAATGTGTAAGGCGAAGAACGTGACGCTGACCAAGAACGTCTCGCAACGCACCACCATGCTGCGTGCGGAGTTGACGACCGTATCCATCGAAAAGACGGGTTAAAGATTGCCGGAGTATACTACCAAATGAGCATCATCGCATATAGTTTTTGGTCTCCGACGTGTGGTCCCTGCAAGCACATCAAGCCCGCTCTCGCGCAGATGGCCGAGGACTTCCCTGCTATTGCGTGGGAGTCGATTAATACGCAGGCCGATCCCAAGGGTATGGCGCGGGCGTTGGGCGTCCAGCTGGTTCCCACGGTGGTGGTCGCCAAGAACGGTGTGGAGATTGGTCGTCACTCGGGAACGAATGTGATCATGTATTACAGTTTGCTGCGGAAGGCGCTTGCCGCACCTTAAGAGCACTTGGTTTCCTCGCCCGCCCTGCCAGTGCCAAGGGTTCCCGTCGCGTCGAGAGCCGCGGACATGTCGTCAGGGGACATGGCGGTTCCGTTGGCAATTGCCTGCTGTCCTTCAGGGGATGACACCGACACTAGCCCCTTGCCGGGTATATAGACGAAGCCCGTCGACGAGATGCTCGCAACCTGCGATGCGTAGTTCTGGAGCGGGATCACTGTGCTCGGCAGATACATGGGGTAGAAGGCCTGGAAGAACGAATAGAACCCTCCGCCAATGAGTGTTCCGAAGAGCATCGCGTACATGACTCCCGATGTGATCGTGCGCTTGTCCTTGTCTTCGGGAGGGAAGCAGGTAGGGGTGATCGCCATGGCCTGACCTATCAGCAAAAGGATACCTACAACCAGGGTTCCCAGCGAGTTGATGATTCCGCGGTTGAGCCACAGGTCAAAGAAGAAGTACGCAATCACCGACACGGTCACCACCATAGTCTGGGCTGTGCGGTGGTCGGGAGCGATTCCTTCTGCGCCCGTCACGGTACATCCATTGTAGTCGCCGCCGCCGCTCATCCGGAAACCACCGCCCTGCTGCGGGGCCGCAGCCGGAGGAGGAGCCCCGGCGCCAGTGATGTTCTTGCCGATGTTCTGCATCAGCACGACAAACGAATTGGTGATTGACTCCAGCATGCCGTGGAGTCCTGCGGCCGACAAACCCACGATGGTCGAACTCCAGTAGACGCCGTTGTAGGTGATCGCGTCTGCCATGAGACCAAACAGCAAGAGCGCGTGAGGGGTCAGTTTCAAGAGATCCTTTCCCCATGACGCAGCCTCTCCCGTACTACCTATGGAGACGCCCGACATGGCAGAATAGGCAGCAATCAAACCCGCAAGCGTACAAGAAAACGCAAGCAGGAGGGACTGCCACCAGTTAAGGTATCCCGGCTTCAGATCCAACGGGTTTGGGTTCGGACGAGACGACATCTTGTTACTTTGGGATACTTGATTTCTCTGCTCCATACAATGGGAGGTGGATCCAGTACGTTTTCATTTCCGAGGCGAACGGTGACGAGGCCGAACGTGGACAAGTCGAAGAACATCCAGAAAGGCTTGTCGATTAAAACATCAGAGGGATGCACTGAATGTGCCCTGACGATCGATCGCGGTGTATCAGCATCTTCGGTCAAGATTACAGTCAATCCCCGTCCTGACACGCAAGGGAAGATACCAATCTCGGCAGCAGACAAGACCAAAACCGTTCCCAACATTTATCAGCCATCGAACTCCATTACCTTGACACCCTCGGCGCCCTTCACGGGCTCGTTTAATCCTGGAGCCAGTTCGCCGTTTGGTGTGGCCGCAGTGTGGTGGGACACGATGGACCTGTTCTGGGGAGCACCTCTGCGTGCGGAAGGCAAAAAGGGTGTGGGTCTCCAAGCCGACGCATGTCTTCTTGTTCGATCCGCGACTGCCCCCATCATCCTCATGATTCCGATCATGAAGACGGTGGACGGGAGCAAGAAGGGTGTCAAGTTTTTTAACCGCATCGCCGCTCAGTTCCTTACCATCTCAGGAAACGAACTCCCCAAGACCTCGTACGATCCTGCGAAGGACCCCAAGGTCGCAGACGACTGGAAAAAGCTCGGTAGTAGTGATCAGAAAGTAAAAGACAGCGTCAAGAAGGCGGATATCGATGGCTATATCAAGTATGCGTCCGATGGTCACTACGATACGGGAGGAACAAAGGAGCCACCTATCGATTACCCGTCCGCTTCAGCCGACACGGGAAGCGACTGGTCGTTGTATTCGCTCGTCACGGGCAAGGAGGCCTACTACACGTGGATTAACACAGTCTACTCTTTGGCACCCGACGGACAACTCCTCGAGAATGTCGGTGGATTCATCTTTGATACGACCTATCAGAAGTGGGCCCCTGCTGCTGCGGCGGAGAGGCAATCCATGGGCAATCTGACACCTCGCGTCGTCTACTTCCAGGAACCCGTCTACATGCTCGAGTCTGACTTTGCGGCCCTGCGTGGATCCGTCGACGCCCGTCCGCCCAGCGAAGTGGTCCAGTCCTTGTCCGTCTTCGACCCGAAGGACCCCGCGACCGCCGCCGACCCGAACCACGTCTATTACTCGCCCGCGTGCTGCGGCGCCGAAGGAAGCTCAAGGAACTCACCCAAGTCCCCTCAAGCCGTCTTTGCCAAGGCGATGAGCAAGAGCAACTACGATTTCTGGACAAGTCCCACGATGCAGTGGATCATCTCCGCCCTTATCCTGATTCTGATGTTCCTGTTCCTGTCCTGGTTTCTGACCTACATCACCGAAGATCCCAACAACATCTTTGCTATCGTCGCACACACCATCCGCCCACGACCCGTGTAAAACGGACTTACGAAGACGAACAGAATGACACGCAATGGTTGTTGCCACTGCAATTGGTGTTTCGGGAACCCTGACGGAGCTCACTGTCCCTCCCAAGACAACCGACGTTCTCGAGTGGCTTCGCAAGAAGACCCGTCAACCCATGCTTCAGTTCCAAGGCAAGATTCCACACGAAGAGGAGGTCTTCGCGGTCTTCGGTGTGCCCACCGATGACGCCGATGACGAAACTACGAATCAGCACATGCTGCCACCGCCGTTCAATGACGACATCTTCTCGGGAACCTTGGTGGTGATGAAGTCTGCGAACAGCAACACGGACGACTACGACTCTCATGCGAACCAGTACCACGACCTGCGGACCACAGAGTACGATGACTTCTACCAGTCGTGTACGTTTCGCGAGGACGAGGAGGAGGAGGTTGTGGAAGAGGACGACGAAGAGGGCGCGGGACCCGTGGAGGAGGACGACGAGGAGACGGCTACCGAGGCACGTCAGGCCCTTCCTGTCCACACGATCCATGCGTCCAACGTGTTCGTGGATCACCCGTTGCGCACGCGTGTCCGCAACCTCTTTGATAGCAACGATGTGGAGACAGCCATTCTGCAGCGGTGTGTCCGCGAGGCTCAGCAGTGGCTGATCGATATCGACTGGGACAATCCTGTGTTCCTTGGTCTGTATCGCAATCGGGCCGTGGAGCTACACCCCCATCGCGCTCAGTTGGCAAGTCTGGACCCAGCAGAGTTCGCGGAAATGTCGCCCGTTCAGCAGAACCCTGCCCGATGGGCCGAACTTATCCAGAAGACGGTCGAGAAGGACAAGGCGTTGTATTCCAAGGAGGTCACGGCATCCATCGTGTTGTACTGCTCTCGCTGCAAGCGCAAGACCAAGTGCGACTACTACCAGATGCAGACGCGTTCGGCCGACGAGCCCATGACGACCTTCATTACCTGCTTGGAGTGTGATAAGAAGTGGAAGTTTTAAAACTCGCAGATTGACAATGAGTGCGTTGACAGATCCCCTGAAAATCGCCGACTGGCTCATCAAGCGGGCCGGGAACACAGAGGGTGCTGAGACCTACAAACAGACCATCAGCAAGGCAAAGGGATTGCTTTTGCGTCCGAGTGCGACGGGTGAAGAGGCAGTTACTGTGGCCCGCAGTTTGACCGACCAGGGAGAAACGGTCCGCCAGGCGGAAGCGGCTGCCGTGCCAGCTCCGGCTCCTGCGGCCACGACGGCTGCCGTGCCAGCTCCGGCTCCTGCGGCTCCTGCGGCGAAGGCTGCTCCTGGGGCTCCTGCGCTGACTGCGGCGACTGCTGCTGCGGGGGTTGGGGCGCTTGCTAATTTGGGTACAGCGATTAGGGCCGAAACTGCGAATCCTGTTGAGGCGGCTGAGGCTCCTGTTGAGGCGGCTGCGGAACCTGCGGCTGCGGAACCTGCTGCGGAACCTGCTGCGGAACCTGCGGCTGCGGAACCTGCTGCGGAACCTGCTGCGACACAAGGCGGTCGGACTCGCAAGGCCCGTCACTCGACCCCCAAGAGGAAGAAGCTTTCAAGGAAAAAGTCAATCAAACGCAAATGAGTGCCGACCCCGACGCTATCCGCGAGACGCTCCGTTCTTGGATTGCGGCCGATGACGAGATCCGCACACTCCAAGCACAAATCAAGACAATCCGTGAACGCAAAAACCAGCACGGTGCTGCGGTTCTTGAGTTCATGAAGGGAAACAACCTGGACAATTTTGTTCTTGACGGCGCGGGTGGTGGTGGCACGATCGCGAGGTCGGAGCGCACAGTCCGTCCTGCCCTGAAGCGGTCCACTCTCCGCCAGCAGTTGTTGTTACAGTTCGCTGACCAGCCCGAGCGTGTGGCCGAGGCGCTGCGGGCCATTGAGGGAATCCCCGAGGGAGGAGAGGACATGAGTGTGGGCGGCACCAAGCGTGATGTCCTCAGTCGTCGTTTGCCCCGTGCCCAGAATATCACGCTGGGTTGATAATGAGTTGGTGGATCCCTGGACTCGTGTTGATTACCTACATTCATCTGTTCAATGCGATTGCTGGGATGTATTTCGATTCGGGTCGTCAACTGCAGCTGTCCGACCTGTATCGCCGTGCGATTCCTCCGATGGAGATTACATTGAAAATATGATTCACTTACGCTTGGCAGCAGCATCTGCGGCCCGCTTGGCCCACAGTTCACGGAAGGTCATGGTCGCTGCGGGACCCTTGACCACGATGGTCTTACGGACCACCTTCTTGGGAGGAATCTCTTGAATGTGGGTCCGACAGAGGGCGTAGAAGCCCTCCACGGTCTCGGTCTTGTTGGATTTGAAGGCTCGAACGAAACACCAGCGGTGGTCCGTGTCTACGGGAGTCTCGGGTGCAGAAGGGCTGAAGAGCTTGTGGCAGTCAATACAGCGAAGAGTGTCCATGGTAGCTTGTGTCAGGGACAGAGACAATCTCACTTGCGTCTCCGAAATCCGTTTTCAACCTGGCCTGATATGCCTTGACAATCTTGATTTGTTCATTGATGACCCTCTTGAAGGCATAATGTTCATACCGTGCCAACCTCTCCTTCTTTTGTGCTGGGGTTCCGAACAGCGGCGCGCCCAATTCTCGGAGTCGAGCGTCCATACTTACACGTGGAACTTCTTCTTGAAATCCGCCACGCTGGCCGTTTGCTGCTTACGTATAACTTGTTCCATATATGTATGGAACAAGTTAAGGCAATACCTGGACACATCACGTATGGCATAACTCCAGATGCTCAAGTCTTTTGTCTTCGTACAGAGCGAGAGATTTTGCCGTATGCAGATTCATGCGGATATAAGAGGATATGGTTAACAAACAAAGATGGGACGTCGCAGTATTCTCTCGCTAGATTGGTTGGAATCACTTACGTTGAGAATCCAGATAACAAGCCAGAAATAGACCATATCGATAGAAACAGGTCGAACAACAGCGCATCAAACCTTCGATGGGCAGATGATTTTGACCAGAGTGAGAACAGAGTTGGCTGGGGGAAATATAAGAAA